CTGCGGCCTGCTGCCCAACGTGCTGATCATCGGCTGGAAGACCTTCCAAAACCTGAAGAACTGCGACCAGATCGTCGACCGGCTCAAGTACACCTTTCCGGGCATCGACTTGAACCGCATGAACAGCGAGCAGCTCGCCGCGGTGTTCAACATCCCCCGGGTATTGGTCGGCGGGGCGGTCTACGACAGCTCCGGCGTGGGCATCGACACCAGCGTCGCCAACGTGTGGGACCCCGAGTACGCCATGCTCACCCGCGTGGCCACCGGGCGCGACCTCACCGAGCCGTGCATCGGGCGCACCTTCCTGTGGACCGAGGACTCGCCCCAGAACCCGATCGTGGAGAGCTACCGCGAGGACCAGACCCGCAGCGACATCATCCGCGTGCGCCACCATGTGGACGAGTGCCTGATCCAGAGCAAGAACACCAGCGGCACGGTGGTCTCCAACATCGCCGTGGCCTGCTCGTACCTGCTCAGCAACATCTACACCGCGTAACCCAGGGGGCGGCCCGACGGCCTCCTCAGCAGGAGCCATACCCATGCCTCTCGCAATCTTCACCGACGCCATGGACGATCTAACCGGCACCCTTGGCGAGACCGCCGTCTACACCCCCGGCGACGGGGGCGCGGCGGTCTCAGGGGTGCCAGTCAACGTGGAGATCGAGGTGGAGGGGCAGCCCGACGGGTATAATGGTACAGCATGGACCCAGATCCAGACCGTCGAGGGTCTCTTGGCAGACTTCGGGCAAGAGCCGAACGAGGGTGACACTATCGAGATGGCCGGCACAATCTACACGGTGAAACGGGTGTTAGAGAATGACGGCATCTTCGTAAAAATGGCGGTGCGCTGATGGGAGGCTTCCAGATCAGCACGGCGGATCTGATAAAGCTGCATCTTCTTTTAAATGATATTAAAAACGGCCCGCGCACCGTGACTGTGCGGGCGATTAACAGCACGCTGGCCGGCGTGAGGACCGATGCGGTGGATGAGGTTTATAAGGTTTTGAATCTAACTAAAACCCGCATCCGGAAGGATTTTAAGGTCACTAAAGCAAACGCAGCGGTCCCCAAGGGCAAGGTGACCGCCAGCGGCAAGCCGGTTGGGCTGGCATCGTTTTCCGGGACATCCCAGCGGGCCAAGGGCACATCGGTGAAAGTCAATCGCCTGGGGCAGCGCACCATCATCAAACATGCGTTTCTGGCCGAGATTAAAAATGCGAATAACGTATGGCGCCGGATACTTAAGCCCGGCGGTCCCAAGGGCAAGCGGGTTGCCCGTCTGCCAATCGACCGCCTCACTGGCCCTCGCATCGAGGACATCATCGCCAAGCCGGCGGTGATGAGCACCGTGATGGACAAGGCCGGCGCCAGGTTCGCCGCGAACATCGATCACGAGACCGAGTACTTGCTGTCGAAACACCGATAGGGCGACCCTCCGGTCGCACCAAACTGGATAAGCAATGAATGACACCATCCGCCGCCAGATTGTCTCCGCTATCGTCACCGCCCTGGGCTCCGTGCGCACCTCGGCCGGATACGCCACAGATATCGGCGCCACGGTGTACCGGGCGCGCACCGCGGTAGACCCGGACGCGGCGCCGTTCTGCAATGTCTTTGCGGGGCGCGACGAGTCGAGCCTCACCCCATACGGAATGGCGCGAAACGTCATGCCGGTGACCGTCGAGGCGGTGAGTGTCTTTTCTGACGACGACCCCGCCGCCGCGGAGGACGACCTGCTCGGGGACATCATTGAGGGGATGACCGGCGCGGTGTGGACGCTTGCCTACAATACCGGATCCAGCGAGATCGAGGTGGGCGACACGATTACCGGCGCCACCGGCAAGGCCACCGCCTATGTGGCAGGCGTGACCATCGCATCGGGCGCGTGGGCAGATGGGGATGCAGCCGGCACATTGACCCTGAGGCGCATGGTCAAGGATTTTGCCGCCGGCGAAGTGCTGAAGATAGGCACCGCCGTCGCGGCCAAGGCGGATGGGGCCGCCAACGGCCAGCATGCCGTGGATCGCGTCACCGGAGGTCTAGCGGCTTCTATCGTCTACATTGATGGCGGGCCAGCTAACCGGGCCAACCAGGACGACGCGCTTACAGGCGTCTCGGCAGTATTTGAGGTGACTTACGAGACCGTGGCGGGCAATCCCTACGGGCAGACGGCGGTTTAACCGCGACTAAAAGGAGAGCACAATGGCAGATCCCAAACTGGAGTATGAGGCCGGGCAGACCGCCGTCGCCATGGCGGCACTAACCGATTCTGGTGATCACATGACGTTCAATTCGGCCGGCGAGCTTTGGAGTAACCGGTCAGGCTATGCTGCATCCGTAAAGCCTAATGGTGTGCTTACCGGTTTGGTTGTAGCCCCCGCGGCCAGCGGCACAGACAATCTAGTGGACGTGTCCGCGGGCACTGTCAATCTTGCCGGCATCGAGACCACCGTAAACGCCGCCACCGATGTGGCGATCACCCGTGCCACGCCCACCGACACGCACATCATCTGCTCCATTACGGTCACATCCGTCGGCGCCATCGTTGTCGTGGCCGGTATTGGACACACGGCTTTCAGCAATACTCGCGGGGCCGATGGCGGGCCTCCCTGGATTCCCACCACCAGCATCGAGATCGCCCAGGTTATGCTGTCGGCCAATGCTGACGCCGCCATCGCCACAGATGATATCTACCAAGTGCCCGGCACCCACCGGGAAATGGCGCTGTTCCCCACCTGGGAGGAGGAGCGCATCCGGATCACCAACGGCGCCATCGGTTATGCCGGTCCGACCTTTGCCAGCGCGCTGGAGTTAATTCACTCGGACGACGCCGGCTTAACAACGGTTACGAAAAAAGTATACGCAAGCTACTATACGCCTATCTTTGCCCAGATTCCCAAGGCGAGCGGATTCAAGCGCCCGGCCAACAGCCATTCAGTTTCTTCCACCGAGTACTACGGCGGCGCCAAGGCGACCCGTGGCACCAGCATCGGCCAGGGATCGTTCACGGTCCTGACCGATACGCTAAATGAGGGCGTGCTGGCCTACGAGGGCGATGACTTGTGGTTCCGTTTCAAGAACGACCGGATGCTCACCCTGCCCTGCGTCTATACCCAGGGCGTGTTGGGCGTGGCAGAGACCTTCCAGGTCGACGGCGGCATCGAGGTGGCGTGCACCATCAGCGCCGAGGTCGCCGGCGAGCGGGTGCTGGCGTAAGGAGCCCCCATGTTCGACGCGGACAGATTCACCGCCGCCAAGCTCGTGCCCAGGACCGCCGTTGTGCCAGTGCCCGGGCTGGCGGCTTTCTTCGGCGAGGGCGAGCCGGCCGAGTGGGCCGTGCGCGGTCTCACAGGGCAGGAGCTGGGACAGGCCAAGGCGGCAGTATCGGCGCGCAAGGACCTGGGCGTTCTGGTGGACAAGCTACTCGGGGCCCAGGCCGCAGATAAGGCGGATGCCGTGCGCCGCCTGTTCGGCCTCGGTGACGAGGTGCCGCCGGACGTGGCCCTGCGTATCCACCTGGTGCGCATGGGATCGACGGCGCCGGTTTGTGACGAGGAGTGCGCCGTCAAGCTGTGCACCTGCTATCCGATCGAGTTCTCCCTGATCAGCCAAAAAATACTTGAGCTGACCGGCGCCGGGCACGAGCCGGGAAAAGCCGGCGCCTCTGGCGGGACCCCGCCGTCAGGGGCGCGCTGAGCCTTTGTTTCCGGGGTGGACGGTTTCTGTTCGAGGTGCGGCCGGACCTGTTCCCGGCCGGGTTTTTGACCGACACGGAGCTGGAGCTGTGGGCGATGTTTTTTGAGCGCCTGCCTAAACCCAAGGGGCACTGATGGCGGACCTGCAAAAGACCATCGAGATCATCTTCGGCGGGGTTGACCGCGTGTCCACCGTGGTCACCACCATCGACCGAAATGTATCCCAGATGGCAGACGGTATTGGCAGTGCAACCGCGCCGCTAGCGTCACTGCATGACGGGCTATTGAAGACCGAGGCGGCCGCTGCGGCCTTGGCGGCCGGCGGCCTGGCGCTGGCCTACGCCAAGAGCGTCGAATTCGAGAGTGCCGTCATCGAGCTTGAGAAAGTGCTGGGCGAAGGCGAACTGGGAGGGATGGCGTCGGTTAAGCAGGCTGCAGTAGAGCTGTCCGAGGCCTACGGCGAGTCGGCCACGGAGATCCTGGCCAGTACCGCCAACTTCAAGCAAGCGGGATTCGATTTGAATGAGTCCATGGGGCTCACCAAGACCGCCATGGACCTGGTGATCGCTGGCGGACTGGAGGCATCTCGGGCTTCGGAGCTGCTGGTGGCGAGTCTCAAGGGTTTCAAAGAGCCGGCCACCGAGGCGGCGCGCCTGGTGGACATTTTAAATGCGGTCTCAAACACCTACGCAACCGACGTGGAGCAGCTTGCCGTCGGCATGGCGGGGCTGTCGCCTATCGCCAAGCAGATGGGCTTCTCCATGGAGGAGACCGCCGGCATCCTCACGCCGGTGATCGAGGTGTTCCGCTCCGGCGACGAGGCTGCCATCGCCCTTAAGACCGGGCTCCTGAAACTGGTGGACGACACGGCGCCTGTAAAGGCCGCGCTGGCCTCTATCGGTGTGAGCCAGACGGACGCCAACGGAGCCCTGCGCTCGGGTAAAGACATCCTTATGGATGTCAGCGAGGCTTTTCAGGGCCTCGAGCAAAACCAGAAGCTGTATGTTACCCAACAGCTCGTTGGCATCGACCAGTCAGCGCGCATGGTCGAGGTATTTGACCAGCTCAATAAAACCACCGAAATCACCCAGACGGCGCTCAATGCGGCCGGATCAGCCGGCGAGGAGGTTGCGAAGCGGCTGGAATCCGCCGAGGTGCAAATCAAAATTTTCAAGACCACCTTCGAGAACCTGGCCACCGTGGTGGGCGACCAGTTCAAGGCCGCCGCCACCGAGGCCATCGCCGGCGGTAGCCAGATTGCCCAGGCGCTGCGGGACTCGGTCGATAGCGGCGCCTTCGATGCGGTGATCAGCGCTTTTAACGACTTTTTCGACGATCTCGCTGAAACACTGCGAGGCATGGCCGACGTGCTGCCAGAGGCCCTGGAGGGTGTTGACTTCTCGCTTTTCGTGGAGTCTCTGCGCGGGGTTATGGGCGAGGTCGAGGGGCTATTTGATGCCTTTTTCGGCGATGTCGACTTGACCACGATCGATGGTCTGGCCGATGCCATCCAGAAAATCGTGGACGCCGGCACTAGCCTCAACAACATCGTTGCCGGCGTGATCGAGGGTTGGCAGCGCTGGGCCGGATGGCTGGGAACACTCACCGATAAGTTCGGCGGGCTGGACGAGGCCACGGCAAGAAACATCGGCGGCACGCTTCAGCTCGGCAAGGAGATTAACGTACTGTCCGGCCTCGCGGGCAACCTCTCCGGCGCCCTGGGCGGCCTCGGCAACCTGCTCAACGTGCTGGCCGTAAAGCAGTTCGCCGGCCTGATTGCATCGCTTGGCGGTGCCAGTGCTGGAATGGCCTCCCTGGGTAGCGCCGTTGCCGCGGTCTCCGGCACGGCGGCCGGTGCGGCGGGCCTGGTGGGCATGGCCGGCGCAGCGGGATATGCCGCCGGGACCCTGATCAACGAGCATGTGCCGGCTGTGAGCAGGGCCGCCCAAGCGATCTTCGAGTGGGCCGACGAGCTTGTGGACTTCACCGGCAAGCACGAGGCGGCGCGCAAGGAGACCGAGAGCTGGAACGCCCTAATCGACAGTCTGGCCAACAGCACCAGCAAGTACAAGTACGACCTCACGGCGCTGCGCGAGCAGCTCCAGCTCATGGGCAAGGATGTGACCGACCTTCCTGACGATCAGGTGATCCGCATCGCCGCCGAGGCGGACCTGCTCAGCATGGATACTGTGCAGAACATGCTGAGCCAGCGTGTGCCAGCCGAGCAGACCGTTACAGTCAGCGCCGATGTTGAGGCGGCTCGCAAGTATCTGGAGGACCTCGGGCACGATCTGACGGGGCTCACCGGAGAGCAGATCCTGGAGCTGCGCGCGATCCACGACGAAGTGAGCTTCAGCACCACAAAAAAACAGGTAGAAAGCCTCAAGCAGGAGGTAGCCGATCCATCACCCTACATAGTGCGGGCCCACGACGACGGCACTATCGAGATCATCAAGCGCGATCTAGGGACTATCCCAGAGAGCAAGACCGTTGAGGTGGATGCTAAACTAAAAGAGCTGGACGTTAAGGTCTATGAAGCCCAGCTCGACACAGTAGAGACCATGGTAAAGGGCTACTACGAGACTATCCAGGCGAGCGTCGAATGGGAGGCCAAACTTGAGATCGCCGAGGTGGAGGCCAGCGCCAAGAAGGTCGAGGCGATCATGGACTCGGTGGGCGCTTCGGTGACCGCCGCCGGCGGGGTGCTGGAGTCGATGTTCGGCAATGTCGGCGAGCTCACCGACGCTTTCGCGTCCTGGACCGTGGAGCGTTGGGTGGAGGACCAGATAAAGATCCAGCAGGAGGGGTTGGCCATGCAGAAGGAGCTGTCCGCTGCCGAGATCGAGTTGATGCAGGCCCGCACCGCGGCCTATGAACGCGGCGACGCCCAAATAAAGATCGACGGCGCCGGGCTGCAGCCGCACCTGGAGGCGTTCATGTTCGAGATTCTTTCCGCGATCCAAATCCGTGCCAACCAAGAGGGTGCCAACTTTTTAGTTGGGTTGTAAATGATTGCCATCGCCTCAGCCACATATGACCCCATCGGCTGGCGGGTATTCCACGGCGACCCCGTCGCCAATGACCTGGGCAACCGGGGCGGCGCGCGCAGGGTGAGCCGCACTGCCACCCTGGACGGCGGGTGTGTGGTCTACGACGCCGGCTACACGGACAGCGACCGCACCATCACCGTCACCGTCCCATCGATCATAATGGCGGACCTGGATTTTGCCGATCATGTTTGCAGGAACTGTCCTCGGGTGTGGATATTCACCCGGGAGGGCGTATTCGCCGGCGTGCCGGAGCGGTACGCAGTGACCGGCGGCGTGCTGAAAATTACCATTCTCGTCACCGATAAACTGGACGCATAGGAGGCCCTGATGGCTAGCAGCTTCTCTTTTTACGATTCGTTCTTTGCAACACTACAGAAAGTGGA